GCCCTCATGCGCCATGCGGCCTGGAGGAGGCTCCGTGGCCGCGTTAGGCAGGTGAGGTGCGCGTGAAGAACGCCGTGTTCAGGTACGTGGAAGCGGAGTTGTACGACTACCCGTTCACCAAGCGAGACCTAGAGAGCCTTCGTCTGGATATCATCGAAGAAGGGCCTGACCCGGGGATGGTGAGGGCTGCGTCCAGGACGACCGAGGTATCGGATCCTACGCTGTCGAAGGCGACCAAGCTCCTCACCAACCGGCGCCTCGCCCGTATGGAGGACACCGTGAGGGCCATCGAGCGCGTGCTGGACAGGCTGCCGGCGGAGAAATACAGGCTTGTAGAACTGAAGTACTTCCAGGGCAGGCTCTCCAATCTGGGTGTTGCAGACGCCCTCAAGGTCAGCCTGCGGACGTTCTACCGTTGGCGGGAGGAGATAGTAATGGCCGTAGCGGTGGAAATGGGGCTCGTCAACGCCGCTGACGTCAATGGGCGGGCATCGTGAGACGCATGTTGGCACAAAGATGGCATTCTCGAGGGGGAATTTCGTGGTAAAATGCTACTGAGCCGGAATCCCACAAGAGGCCTCTTCGAGGCAGTGCCCCTGACTCCCAACGGGGCCACCGCACCGGTGACGATTATACGGTGTGCGGACTGCGGGACGGTGGTGGGGGTGCAGGACCCTGTGATGGTGGAGCAGCTGGACATCATCGAGGGCGTGCTGTCGGAGATAGCGCTGAAACTGGGGAAGGGGCAGGCTCACTAAGGCAAAGAGCACATAGAGACACGGGAGCCGTAGGGCTCTTTTCTGTTGTTCGGGAGGTAATGCCATGGCCAAGTACAGCGCCGCTCTGAAAGATAAAGCCCTGGCCATCGCTGAGGCTGCAACAGTTCGGGAGGCCGCCGTAGAAACAGGGGTCCCCGAGGGAACCATCAAGCGCTGGCGCCATGAGCTCCGAACCGAACGGGGCGAACGCGAACCGAGCGAACCGAACCGAACCTCAAGAAACATAGAGCGCCTGGCGCAACAGGCAACCCGGGAGGCGGTCGAAGAAGCACGGGACTACATCGTCGAGAGACTCAAGGGGCTCGCCGACGGTCTCTACGCCCTGGCCGAAGAGGGCCTCCAGGAGGTCCGTCACTTCATGGGTTCGTCCCCGGAGCCTGACCGGGACTCCGCGGCATGGCTCCGGGCCCTAGTGGGGGCGATGCACTACGGGATCCAGGACGCCCAGCTCCTGAGTGGCAAGCCCACGGCCCGGCCCGAGGTGGTGAACCGTCATGAGTACGATATTACCCAACGTATCATCACCGAAAGGCCGGACCTCCTCGACGCCATCTTTGCCGAGACTCAGCAACGAAGCGTGGCGGATCGGAGCGGCTAGAGCGCACGTTCTCGGGTGGGGATCGTATATCGACCCCACCTATACGCGGCCCCGCCATGTGAAGCTGCTGGGCGAGTACCTAATGGCTGTTGAGCGGGGTGAAATCTCGCGGCTAATGGTCATGATGCCGCCCCGGCACGGAAAATCAGAGACGGTCACCGTGAAATACCCAGGTTGGTACCTCGGGCGACACCCGGAACACCGGGTAATCATAGCCTCACATACCGCAGCCCTCGCGCTGCGGTTTTCCATGAGGGTTCGGAACGACTTCGCGCAGTTTGCCCCCACGGTGTGGGACGGACTCACGGTAAATCCAGATGTGGCAGCTATGAATCGCTGGGATGTGCTCAACCCTGCTATGACATCAGGGGAGCCGCCCGGAGGGATGATTGCGGCGGGTGTGGGCGGCCCAATTACTGGCCAGGGCGGGCATCTCGTTATCATTGATGACCCTGTTAAAGATGCAGAAGCGGCTAACAGCAAGGTCCAGCGAGAGGCGATCTGGGACTGGTACAGGTTCGTGTTGCGGACCCGGCTGTTTCCGGGCGCAGCCATCATCGTGGTGCTTACTCGCTGGCACGAGGACGACCTGGCCGGACGCTTGCTTCATGCCGCTGAGGAAGACCCCCAAGCAGATCAGTGGACCGTTCTGCGCCTGCCGGCGATTGCGGAGGAGGAGGACCCGCTGGGCAGGGCACCCGGTGAGGCCCTATGGCCTGAGCAATACGGTGAGGGCGCCCTGGCCGCGGTCAAGGCTAGTGTTGGCTCCTACGTGTGGGCGGCGCTATATCAACAAAGACCTCAGCCGGCGGGTGGTGGGATCTTCCGCCGGGAGTGGTTCCGGTATTGGCGCCGCGGTGGCCAGGAGTGGTACGTGCTGGAGCGGCCGGAGGGCCCTCACAGGGTGCCTCCGGGCCGGTGTTGGATCTTCGCGGTGGTGGACCTGGCCGCATCATTGAAGCAGAGTGCGGACTATACCGTGGTCAGCACGTGGGCTGTGACCCCAGAGCGCGATCTCCTGCTTCTGGATTGCATCCGGGCACGGTTAGAGGGCCCCGATCAGCCGCGGTTAATCCGGGATGCTTACTATCGCTGGCGGCCGGGCGCCATTTGGATAGAGCGCAGCGGTTATCAGCTTACATTGATCCAACAGCTCCGCCGCGAGGGGCTCCCGGTCCGGGAGCTCGCAGCCGACCGCGACAAGGTGGCCCGGGCCCTCCCCGCGGCGGCACGGTATGAAGCGGGCACTGTTTACCATCCGGTAGGAGCGCCATGGCTGGACGAGTGGGAAGCCGAGCTTCTGGCCTTTCCGACCGGAGCGCACGACGACATGGTGGATACGGCTGGATATGCCGCCCGCGTGTTGGCTGAGCAGAGACAGACCGCCGGCACAATGCCGAAGCATCCTGCCTGGTAGGGGGTGTCCAAGTGGCCGAACAATACCCGATGCCACCCTGGCTAGCCGTAGGGCAGCCGTGGCCACCCAAAGAACATGCAGAGCGCCTCCGGGAGATCAGAGACTGGCGGGAGCTGTTCGAGTGCCGGCACCATCGCGTTTTTGAGGAGCACTACAAGCGGCTGAGGGAAGCAGGGGCAGCCGATCAGAAAGAACCGGCGACCCTGTTGGATTTCATGACCCGCCTGGCGGCGTCACGTGCCACCTACGAGCAGGTTATCAACCTGCCGCAGGCGCTCTCTCTCCTGTGGGCGGACCTGATCGCCGGACAGCCCCTCAAGTTTGCGGCTGGCCTAACGCTAGATGGGGCTGAGCCGGGCGACGAGGAAAGCAGCGCCCTGGAGCGGCTCACGCGCAACCTGGTCGGCGAGGTCCACGAGGCGGTCATCGAACAGTCCGTGGCCGGGGATGGTGTCCTGGCGGTAACCTGGCGCGACAACCGTGGGGCCCAGATGGTGGCCTACCCGGCAGACCAGTGGATCCCGTGGAGCGCCACAGGTGACCCGAACGACACCACGGCGCAGGTGCTGTTCCGTGAGTCGACGGTGAACGGTGTGACCACCGTAACTGTAGAAGTTCACTACCGCGGCCTGGTGCGCTACCGGCGGTATGAGATGCGCGGTAGCCAGATCGCCAGGGAGCTGGAGCCTGAACTACCGCCCGGGGTGGCAGCCGACCAGGCACTAGCGGGGGTCACCGAGTTCCTGGTTCAGCCCTTCCCGAATATCGCTAGCGCGAAGGAGGCCACCGGCCTCAGTGACTACAGGGCCATCGAGACGCTGGTGGCCGAGATGGACGTCCGGGCGAGCCAGTGGGGCCGGCTGTTTGACCGGTACACGGCGCCGACCATGTACGGGCCTGCTTCCGTGCTCGAACGTGACCCGGTCACGGGCAAGTGGCTTTATCGCACCAGTCCAGATGGACGGTTCATCCCAGTCGAGCCCGAGGATAAGCCACCCGGGTACCTCACCTGGGATGCGCAACTGGCATCGCAGCTCCAGGTCTGGGACCGGCTTCTCGACATGCTCTACACGGTCACCGGGACCACACCGGCGGCCTTCTCCCTATTCAAAGAGGGTGGGGCTCCCAGCGGGACGGCTTTGAGGCTCCGCCTGGCCCGGCCGCTGCAGGTCGCCGGCCGGAAACGGGAACGCCTGGAACCTGCCCTCCGGAGGGCCCTAATTGCCGCCCAGCAGCTGGAGGTGGCTCTGGGCGGCGAGAAGTATCGTCCGACGTGGCCCGTCATCGACTGGCCCGATGGGTTGCCGCGGGACCCGCAGGAGGCGGCCCAGACGGAGGCCACCCGTAAGAGCCAGGGCCTGACGTCGACCGTAAGGGCCCTGATGCGCCTTGACGGTCTCAGCGAAGCAGAAGCCGAACAGCAGGCGCAGGAGATCGCCGATGAACTATCCTCATCCGGCACGGCGCCTCCCGAGACTCCCCGGGTGACCTTGCCTTCCGGAGAGGGTGAGGCCTGATGGCCAGCCCGAAGGACCTCATTCGCCTGAGCGACGCTGAGGCGGAACGGCTGGCACGGTTCTACGCTGAGGCCGAGCGGGAAATCCTGAACGAACTGAACAAGGCGCTCCTCCGGGGCAACAAAACGGAGTACCTGGCCCAGATGAAGAGGAACATCGAGGCTATTCTCAGGGACCTGCGGGCCGGCAACCGCACCTGGTGCGAGGGGGCCATCCCGAGGATTTATCTAAAGGGTGTGGAGTTTGCCGACGGTCAGCTCCAGGGCCGGGGCGTCAAACTGGTGGCCGGCTTTGGAGCCATCCACCAGCAGGCCGCCCAGGTTCTGGCCGAGAACACGTTTCTGCGGCTTGACAATGTGGCCCAGGTCATAGGGCGCCGGTCGGAGGATATCTATAGGACCCTGGCGCTCGAGAACATCCGCGGCAGCGTGGTAGGGTTCGAAACATGGAAACAAGTAGCTAGGAACTTCCGGGAGGATCTGGCCAAGCGCGGCGTGACGGGCTTCCAGGACGCAAAGAACCGGGAGTGGAACATGCGGTCCTACTCCGAGATGGTAGCCAGGACCTCCACCATGGAGGCACACCTGCAGGGCACGGCCAACAGGCTCCTGGAGCACGGCCACGACCTGGTCAAGGTGAGCACTCATGTAGGAGCCTGCGAGCTGTGCCAGCCATATCAGGGGAAGGTGCTGAGCCTCACTGGAAAGACCGAAGGGTATCCGACCCTGGAGGAGGCGAGAGCGGACGGGCTGTTTCATCCGCGGTGTAGGCATGCATACGGACTGCATATCAATCTGGACGAAGAGATTAGAGAGCTTGAGGAAGAGATGGAAACAGACAAAGACATCTCGATTCCTCAATCTCTGGGCGCTGCGGCCAGAAGGATCTACGTTGATAAGGAAATCGGCGTGGGCGGGATGGGAAAAGCATACCTGAAACCAGGAACGTACATTACCGGTGTGAGGAAGATCGCCGAAGGGAAAGAAATCAGGGTCATTCAAAGGTTGATAGACAAGTATCTCCTGCCGGACGGAAGCAAGACTCAGCCAAGAGACTGGCAAAAAATGAGGGGTTCTGCTATAATTGTTAATAAGGACGTGGAGCACCGAGCTGAGGTACACTGGTATCAGGCAAAGAATATTGGGAAAGTGAAGTGGAAAATCAAGAGACTTCTTTCATGATGGTGATTGAATTGAAGGTGAGATACTTAGGGCCAGATGATCCATTGACGCTGCTACATGGCAAAATATACGAAGCCAAACGAGAATCAGGGTTTTACCGCATTGTCGATGAAACCGATGAGGATTATCTCTATCCGACGGAGGAATTCGAAGTAATCGAAGAATAGCACCTAACGGGTGCTGTTCTTCCTTGGCTTTTTCGGCTTCGGTACACCTTCCACCGCAATCCCGTAAATCAACCGGTCGTTGAACCTCATCGGCACCAGCGTCCTGCCCTTATAGCACCAGCAGCCCCGTTCCGGATCCCACGTGACCTTTCCGAACCGGGTAGGGGTCCCGGGTCTGGGGATGTACCAGAACCCGCACTCTTTCCAGAAGAGGCGGGTATGTTCTTTGCCGAGGCGGATCAGGGTGGGCGTTAGCCCCTGCCGGCCAACGAGCCACAGGCGCTGGTTGATGCCCATGTGAACTGAGAGCTTATCCTGAGGCATGTACCATTCCATGAATATCACCCCTGGGAGAATTCTCCGGGGGTGATGGTGTTTCCTGTACCAATACGGGCCAGGAGCCCGAAGGAGGATGAGCCAGGTGCTCAGATTCATGGACTTACAGTTGTTCGCGGAGGGTGACGGCAACAATCCAGGGTCCGATTCGCAACCGGCAGGGCAATCCGCTCCTCAACCGTCACCGTCTCCGAGTCCGCAGCCAGCAACGCAGCCCCAGCCGGCAACACAACCCGGAGGCCAGGTGTTCTCCGAGGATTATGTAAGGGCGCTGCGGGAGGAAGCAGCCAGCTACCGTACGCGGCTGAGGGCCCACGAACAGGCGGCCAGGCAGGCTCTGGGGTTGAAGGACGATGCGCCGCTGCCCCAGAACGTGGCCGAGGCGCTTGCGGCCCTGAAGGCCGAGGGGCAGAAAGCCCTTGAGCAGACCACTGCCCGGGCCAAGATGGCGCTCCTTAAGGGCGCCTTCGCGGCCGCGGCGGCCGGCAAGGTCGTGGACGTAGACGATGCCTTCGCGCTGGCCGGCCAGGAGCTGGCCGACGTGGAGATCGACCTCGAGACGGCCGCCGTCAAGGTGAAGCCGTCTCAGGACGGCAAGCAGCGCAGCATGGCCGACCTGGTGGAGGCCTTGCTGGCGCGCAAGCCGCATCTCAAGGCAGCCCAGGCAGGCCCTGGCGCTGTCGGCGGGACCACGCCCGCTGGAGGCGGGGGCGGTCAGGAGAAGGAAGAGGACATCGCCAAGAGAATGGCCGAAGCCCGCAAGGGCGGAGGCGACAAAAAGAGCTTCTGGGACCGGTGGCGGTAAGCGCCGGCCCGGATGAGGAGGAATGAGCCATGCAGCTCAATCCGAGGACTGTACCCACGCCCGCTACGGACGTGGAGTTTCTGGCCTCGAAGCACATGATCACCAAGGCGGTCACCTTGGATGCTGAGACTGTGACCGCCGACGATAACGGTGACAAGACCCTGAGGGCCGGAACCGTGCTCGGCGAAATCACGGCCAGCGGGTTGTACGGCCCGTATGATGCTGAGGCTGAAGACGGCCGCTCGACGGCCGCATGCATCCTGCTGAACACCGTGAACCTGCGCCATGGCAATGCCGCCGCCGCGGCACTCACCCATGGAGTCGTGCTGGAAGCCCGTCTGACCGGTATCGATGCGGCCGCAAAAGAGCAGCTGAGCCGCATCGAGTTCCGGTGATGGAGGTGTGAGAGATGGCCAATGAACTGCAGCTGAGAGAGCTGTCTCCGCGGACGATCCTGTTCTATGCCCGGGACCTCGGGACCGTCAACGATGGGCCTCTGTCCCTGGCGTGGGATCTAGTGCAGGAGCTCTTCCCGATCCGGAACATCCTGGACCTGACCTACGAGTACTGGATCGGGCAGGTCAACAGGCCCATCATGGCCACGCTGACGCCCTACGACGTAGAGGCGCCGCTGGCCAGCCGGCCGCCAATCGGTGACCGGAAGGTCGGCGACATGCCCAAGATCCAGCGGAAGATCCGGCTCTCCGAGCAGGAGCGCCTCCTGCTCCTGCGGATTGCCAACAATGCCACCCTGCCGGCCGAGGTCCGCGCCTTCATCCAGCGCCGGTATGACGACGTGACGCAGATGCGGGATGCAGTGCTGGCGCGGATCACGTACCTTTGCCTCCAAGCGGTTACCACCATGGGCGAGATCGCCTTTGATGAGGGCGGAATCCGGCTCACGGTGGACTTCGCGATCCCCGAGACACAGCGTGAGGTGTTGCTAACCCCGTGGAGCAACTCCGGGGCAAACCCGTATGAGGATATCAAGCGGTGGATCGAGACGGTTGAGGATGCCCAAGGGTTCACCCCGACCCGGGCGATCACTAGCACCCCGGTGGTACGGGCCCTGCTATCCCACCAGTCGATCCGCGAGCTCGTCATGGGACGCAACTTCGCCAACCAGGTGCAGCGCGCTCCTACTCTCAGGGAGTACAACGACTGGGCCCAGGGTTTCGGCTTCCCGCAGGTTGCTGTTCTCGACAGCCAGATATGGGTCGAAGATGCTGTGGGCAACCGCACACTTACCCGGCTCTTCCCACAGGATAAGTTCGTCCTGCTGCCGCCTGAGCCCCTCGGGGAGCTCCTGATGGGCACCACCGCTGAGGCTATCGGCATGGTGGAGTCCGGCGTCATCACGACTGAGGAGGCCCCGGGCCTCTGGGCCGGGATCTACCGGGAGACCGACCCGCCGGTGCAGTGGACAAAGGCTGCGGCTATCGCCTTCCCCACGTTCCCCGGCGCCGACCGGCTCTTCCTGGCGGAGGTGCTCTAATGTGGCCAAGGTCAAACTGGTCGCAGTGCAACCGATTCGAGTGGGGGACACCACCTACCGTCCGGGTCAGGAGTTCATGGTAGAGGACTCGCTGGCAAAGCGCTTGGTCGACCGGAAGCATGTACGGCTGGCGGCCAGCGCCAAGCCCAGGAAGGAAACCGCTGACGATAATCCCCCGAACAGCGATGGTGACAAGGGCGGGGAGGGGTAAGCCATGCCCCTCCCTTCCTCCATCATGACAATTGAGGCTGCGGAACCGTTCGTAGCCAAGGCCGCCCTGTTGGCATCACTACCCGAAGCTGCATGGAATGATGCGTCTGACCCTGCCCGCCAGGGCGCGCTGGACGCCGCGTGGCTCACCATTTCCGCGCAGCCGGGCTACGATTTGACTGGGGCGACCGGTGACCAGTCCATGAAGCTAGCGGTAGTGGTCGAGGCACTGGTGAGGCTCCACCTGCAAGCCGACCCGGGCGCTGCAGCCCGGTCTGGGCTACAAGCTCAGGGAGTCCAGAGCGTTTCCCTGGGTTCGGTCAGCGAGACGTTCGGCCGGCGGCCGGCTCTCCATTCCGCCACCCGGGCCCTCCTCCAGCCCTACACCGGGGCGGTGAGAATGGCATGAGCGTCGTCACGTCATACCTGACCCAGAGGGCTACCTGGAAGCGTACCGTCGGCCTGAACGAGTACGGAGAGCCCGTCACTGCCGACACCACTATTCGTGTCCGCTGGGAGGGCAAGCGGCGACTGGTCCGCAACGCCCAGGGCCAGGAAGTCGTGTCCGAGGCCCGGGTGTTCTGCGTGGATCCTGTGCAACCTGGTGACATCCTGGAGCACGATGGCAGGGGATGGCCCGTCATAACCGTGTCTGCGGTCCCCGGCCTGGGAGGGGCCACGAGCCACCGGGAGGTGGCGGTCTAATGGCCAAGAAGACGAAATGGCGCACCAAGGAAGCGGTGAAGATTGCGACTGAGGCCGGCCTGGACGCGCTGCGTGTAGGTGCCGAGGCCATTCTCACCGAGGCCATAGACGAAACACCCATTGAGACAGGCACTTTGCGGCGGTCTGGGACAGTGACGGTCGGTGGCCTGCCCAACTCAGCCGAGGTGTATAAGGCTGCGGAAGCAGGTAAAGAGCACAAGAACGCCTTTGATAAGGAACTGGGAAAAGAGAAGGCCGTTTACGTCAGCTTCAACACACCCTACGCCAGGCGCCAGCATGAAGAACTGGACTACGAACACCCAATTGGCGGCAAGGCGAAGTACCTGGAAGATCCGTTTAACCGCCTGAAGGGCAAAGTGCAACGTCTTGTCGAGCAGCGCATTAAGAAAGTCCTCCGGGAGGCGGAGTGACAGACCATGCTCCTTGATGACATCGCAGCCTACCTGCAGACGCAGAGCATAGGGGTGACGGGCGCCGACATCTTCAAGGGCTTCATGCCGGACCAGCCGGACAACGTTGTCGTGCTCTACGAGTATGCCGGCAGCCCGCTGCCCCTTCACTGGCCCGGCGAGTATCCGGGCCTGCAGGTGCGGGTTAGGAACAAGAGCTATGCGGCTGGCCGCTCGCGGATTGAGGCTGTGGTCTCCGCCCTACACGGGCTGTCGGAAGAAGTGTTCAATGGCAGGCGGTACCTACTCGTAAAGGCCAACCAGAGTCCCGAGAGCCTGGGGCGGGATGCGAATGGCCGCAATGAGTGGGTGGTCAATTTCTCGATCCTCAAGGAGAGGTGATTGGGTATGGCAATCGCCGGATATGGTGGAGGGGTCTACATCGGTACCAACAAGGTGGCCGAGATAAAGAACTGGAGCCTGGACATGGCGGCGGACGACCTGGACACCACCAGCTTCGATTCCGAGGGCTGGAAAGAGAACATGCAGGGGCTGAAGGAGTGGTCGGGGTCGTTTGAGGGCAATTTTGCGCCCGACGACACCCAGGGCCAGGCGGCGCTCATTAATGCCTGGCTGAACGGCACACCTGTAAGTCTGGAACTCAAGGTGAATGACACCGTGAAGTTTGCGGGTGATGCTCATATCAAGCCCAGCATTGAAACGCCCGTGGACGACAAGGTCGGCTTCTCCTGCGACTTCCAGGGGACGGGGGCGTTGACGCCAACTCTTGGGGGCGTATAATTGAATGTCACTGAAAGGCATGGTAGGGGCGGTGTATGAGGATGACACCGCCCCCGTTTCTGATAATGTTGCTCTATTATTTGATTGGACGCTTAATGTTGAACACAGAAAGGAATACACTTACGGGCCGGAGCTGCATGGAGTACCTACTGATTGGCATATAAAGGCAGAGGCATACTGGATAGAAAAAAATATACAGAAAAGGCAGGCTTTTGTTCGTCTGTTTATCAGCAAAGGAGAAGATATGCGCTGTCTGGTCGGCGAAGTTGAATTGCCAGCTTTGCGAAAGACAGATGGGATATACGAATCAAGTGTTAAGCTGAACGGCATTGGAGGGTTAGTTTTATGCGAAACAAAGTAGTTAGTTTTGCCGGGAAAGAAATCCGGATTGAGGAAAAACGAATCGGCGAACTTGAGAAGATAGTTGCGGATTTGTTTCCGGAGAGCAAAGGCAATATTCAGAAAGTGGACTTGGGTAAACTTCTGGAACAGGCCGGGTTTGATTTACTCTATAAGAAACTGCCTGTCATTTTCCCGGATATTACCAAAGATGACATAAAAAATGCTTATATGAGTGAACTTGAGCAGCTAATCGAGGTCTTTGTTGAGGTAAATTTTCAGGGGCTCAAGCGGCTGATTGGGCCGCTGATGGGCTTGATTCAGGCTGGCTTACCGCGGAAGTAGTGGTACTTCTTGGCCGGGAATTCGGCTGGACGCCGGAGGAAATGTGCCGGCTGACGCCCCGGGAACTGGCTGTCATACTGGGTGAACTTCAGCGGCAGATAGCCATTGAGCAGTACAACGAGCAGCGGAACCGGTGGGCCTTCCTGGCGGCGGTGATCACCAACGGCTTCGGGGCCATCGCCGGTATGCTCAGCAAGCACAGGCCCAAGACTGTTGACCCGGATGATTTCCTAAGCAAGGACGCGAAGAAGATGCTCCAGCGGTTACTGGGGCAGGAGGAGCCCAAGCCCGACTGGAGCCGGCATATCGAAGAGGCAAGGGCCAAGGGGCTTAGGGGACCGGGGCAATCATATTCGACCAAGTAAGTCGGCCTTCTTGGCCTCGAATTCACTCTCAGTGATGGCACCAGCATCAAGTAGATCTTTCAGCTTCTTGATCTGCTCAATTGGATCAGCAGCAGAGTTAGTGGGTTCATCGGCTTCCACTGTCTCAGCCGCCTGAGCAACCTCTTCTGGATGAGCTTCAAGGTACTTCGCGCGAGCCTCGTTGATTTTCTCAGTGGCTCGGCGTGACTGCCAATTCGCACTGAGTCCCAGGATCGCATGAATTGGCTGGCCAGCTGCATCCTTGCCGCTTATGACAGTGTAACTCTTACGGGTCACGTGTTTCTTCTTCATGCCAAAAGCCAGGATACCGAACAAAAGGAGCCTTCCCACAGTGACGTCACGGTAAATCTCTTGTTCGGTCTTGGTGGTTACACGATCGAGGCGAACAAACGGGATCTGAGCATGCTCCCTGACTGCATCCCACGATAGATGAATGCTGTCGTCCAGGAGGGCGACTGCCACAGCTGCTCCTGTATCCGCACCGAGGTTACCATCAACATACGGGGCTATCCAAATCTGATAAGGTTTGAATTTCTTCTTGGTCTCAATAATCTTTCCATTAGTGCTGTTGGTTTTGCTCTTCTTTAGCCAGAACACGAGACCACGTCCTTTCAAGACAATATATGCCATCTATTCTGTGAGAAGCAGAAAAAGCCTGCCACATACTGGCAGGATCTCATTTCGGTGGTGAGGCGCAATGACGGTCGGCGAAGTGCTGGTCCGCCTGGCGTTAGACCCAAAGCAGTACGAAAAGGACCTGAATACGATGGAAGGCGTGACGCGGCGGAAGGCCCTAACCCTTGGCAGCATACTCAAGGGCGCCTTTTCGTTTGCCCTTGGTATCGGCCTGTTGCAGGGCTTTCGCTCCCTCACTGGGGCAGTAACAGACTTCGTCAACACCGCCGCCAGGACGGAGATGCTGGACGCGGCCCTGAGGGCCGTGGCCCGGTCATCGGGATACTCCCTGGCCATCCTACGTGAACAGCAGGGTGTTATGCAAGACCTGGGTATCGCTGAGCAGGAAGCAACCCAGATCCTTACCCGGTTCATGCAAGCCCAGCTGGACGTGACCCAGGCCGCGAAGCTGGCCAGGGTGGCCCAGGACGCCGCTGTCATCGCCGGCTACAACTCCTCAGAAGCCGCCGAGCAGATGACGGAGGCCATCGCCAAGCAGCAGCCCAGGTTGTTAGCCCAGTTTGGGATGATGGCCGGGCTTGAGGAGATCTATGACCAGTATGCCAAGACTGTCGGGAAGAACGTAAACGAATTGACCCGTATGGAAAAGAAGCAGGCCATGTTGAACTACATCCTGGCCGAAGGCGAAAGGATTGCCGGCACCTACGAAACGGCCATGGGCTCCGCGGGGAAGAAGATAGGCTCTCTCAAACGCTACTGGGATACTCTTAAGAACGCTATAGCCAAACCTCTCGCCTTACCCGCGTTGAATGTCATCGTGGACGGGATTACCAATGCTCTCAAGAACGCTATCATCTGGGCGCAGGCTAATGAGCTTACGTTGAGGGCCTGGGGTCAGACTGCGGTAAACGTTGTAAGCCTTGCCGGGAGGGGCTTTGCCTGGGTGACGGGCGTTATCAAGCGGCACTGGCAGGCCATCCGGTTTGCCGCCGTGACACTATTAACCTATGCCGCTGCCGCAAGAGTGGCGGCTGGCGCCGGTAGCCTGTTGGCTGTTGCGTCGCAGATTCTGAACGGGCAGCTTACAGCCAAAGCCGGTGTGCTGGGCCTGGTCAGCACTGCGATGGGCATATACCGTGTGCAGATGTACCTGGCCGCAAAACAGGGGCTTGTACTCACCGGTGCCCTCGCGAAGCTGCGGGTAGCGCTGTATGCCGTACAAGCCGCAGCGGGACCAGTCGGCTGGCTCCTTCTAGGTCTGTCGTTGATTGTATCTGGGGGGATTGCCCTCTGGAACAAGTACAACCAGACCCTCCAGAAGACGCCAAGTCTCAGCCTTAACGTAGAGGATGCAACTGCCGGCGTCACAAAGGGTTTCGAGGACCAGGCCGAAGCGATGAAGAAGGCCGGCAAGGCAGCAAACAAGAACCTGCAAGCCTTCGACGAGGTCCACCAGCTGCAGGAGGACGTGGCCGGCAGCGGGGAAGACGTGCTGGATGCGCTGGACTTTGGGGCAATGGGGGCCGGCATTCCGGCACTTGACTTCGAGGACATGCTTGCCGGATTTGAGGAGACGGCGATACCCTTCGGCGAAAGGGTGAAGGGGTTCTTCGGCTGGCTGTGGGACGGAATCAAGACCGGTGCTGTAGCGGCGTGGAATTGGATAACCGGGACCCTGAAGACTATCTGGGATGGCTTTGTCAACCTGACCAGGCCGGTATGGGAGCCCCTCGCCAAGTTCTTCTCAGGTCTGTGGGAGGGCATCAAGTCCGCAGCGAAGACTCTGTGGAACGCCATAGTATTCATGCTCGCATTCATTTGGTTCAGCATCGTGGAAATTGTGAAAACAATATTTGGTCCTCTTATGCCCTTCTTTGCGCGACTATGGGACGGTATCAAGCTAGCGGCCTCCACGGCCTGGAACTGGCTGAGGGGCTTCTTGAGTGCTGTCTGGAACTCCATAGTGTCTACGGCCAGGACGATATGGGGATTCCTCGGGCCCCTGGTGACGGGTGTATGGGAAAGCATACGGAACACCGCTGTCGCGGTATGGCAGTTCCTGCTGCCCTACCTCACGGGGGTTTGGAACACCATCAGCGGGATCGCCACTACTGTCTGGAATGCGATCAAGAACGCTGTGGCGAACCCGGTGGAGGCCGCCAGGCAGGCAGTGGAGACTATCAGCAACCGGCTCAAGACGGGCCTCCAGGAGACCTGGGAGGCTATCCGCAGCACGGCAGCCAGCAAGTGGGACGCGGTCCGAAATGTCATCAAATCTGCGATTAACGGGATAATCAGCATCATTAACCGCTTCATCAAGGCCTTCAACAAGATCGAGATAAAGGTGCCGTCCGTCAACATTCCCCTCCTCGGTGAGGTTGGTGGCTGGAGCGTCCGCGTGCCGCAGATCCCGGAGATCCCCATGCTTGCCAAGGGGGGCTTGGTCACATCTCCGACTTTGGCAATGCTCGGCGAGGCTGGCCCGGAAGCGGTTATCCCCCTGGGCAGGGGCGGGATGACGGATGATCTGGCCGCCAGCATCTATGAGGCTGCCTACAACGCCATCAGGGACGGCCTCAGGGCGATCTGGGCGGAGCAGTCCGCGTCAGGAGACCGCAGAGACATAGTGTTGAAGATCAACAACACTGAGTTGGCCAGGGAACAGCTCTCCGCCCTAATCTGGGAGGGTCAGCGCCAGGGGCTCGACATCATAGTGCGTCCGCGGGGGGCATAGCCTGATGCGAATAAACGGTCAGACAGTTGCAACGCCTACCGAGCTGAAGGTGGGCGTCTTTCGCATATCCAAAGCCGAGCGCCTGGCGGACGGCAGCATGGCCATGGACATCATCGCAGTGAAACGCCGCCTGGATTGCCGCTGGGAGGTCATATCTGCTTCCGACCTCCAGCATTTGTTAGATCTCCTGGAGAGCAAGACGTTCCATACGGTTGAGTACGTCGATCCGCAAGACGGCGAGACGGCGAGCATAACCGCCTACGTGGGTGACGTAAACCAGGCGGCCTGGCAGAGGAAGAATGGGGTCCGCTACTGGCGGGACGTCTCCATTGCCCTGATCGAGAGGTGAGCCCATGTACCCGGTGAGCCAGGAGTTCCTCGAGGCCGTCTCCGCTCCGGAGCGCCAGGTGCGGGGGCGCGTGGCCATAGACTATACTTCGCCTTTTCTCGATCAGTCCATCGAGGTCGCCGTATCTGAGCAGGCCAACGTCTCATATCCTGCCCAGACGGCAGACAGCGTGATGGATGCAACGTATAAATGGCTCTCGCTCGACGGCTCTTGTCTGCTAGATGGTACGTATCATCCAATGCCATTGCCAGGGCAGGAAAGCCTCTACCAGGTCGGCTGGTGGGGACAGCAACTGGCTGGCGAGGGCGGGGCGTTCCCAGAACCGCACCCGACCCTGACCGTCACCCATTTCCCCCGCCCTGTGCACCGGCTTCGCGTGGTGGGTGACAGCGCGCGCGGGGAGTACCCGGTTGATTTCACGGTTGACTTGTACGGAGAGGGCGACGTGTTGCTTCACAGCGAGAGCGTAACGGGCAACACAGAGGTCAACTGGCTCTATGTCTTGCCATCGCCAGTGCTCGATGTGGCCCGCCAGGTGCTGACGGTGACCCGGTGGAGCCATACCGGCCGCCAGGTCAAGATTGCCGAATTTTTCACAAGCGTAAGGCAGATCTACGAGTCCGCAGACCTGGTTGAGATCAGCCTGCTCGAGGAGCGGGAAATCGGTACCGGCACAATTCCCGTCGGAGCCATCAGCGCGAATGAGATTACCATCCGGCTCCGGAACGATGACCGCCGGTTCGACGCGGATAACGACCAGTCACCGCTCTACAGGCTACTCAAGCCCAACCGGAGGCTTCGGGCGTGGCTCGGGGTCAGGCTGTCTGATGAGTCCATCGAATGGGTGCCTCTCGGTGTCTATTGGAGTACCGAATGGCAGGCTCCAGGCGACGCCGTAGTTGCATCTGTCATAGCCCGTGACCGCATGGAATTGCTGCGCAAATCCACATACCAGTCTAGCCACGTCCAGCAGGGCGTAAGCCTCTACGACCTGGCCGAGGCCGTGCTCCAGGATGCAGGGCTAGCGTCAGAGGAGTATGACATCGACCCAGCACTGCAGAACATCATCGTGCCATGGGCCTGGTTCGAGCCGGTGAGCCACCGCGAGGCGCTGAGGTTGATCGCAGAAGCGGCCATGGCCACCGTCTACGGAGATCGGGATGGCATTGTCCGCATCGTGCCGTTCCTCGCCGGCGGGACGGAGCCCGAGCTGACCATCGGCCCCGACCAGTACTTCCGGGCAGACAACCCTATGCGGCCGGGAGAGGTAGCCAATGAGGTCATCGTTGAGACACAGCCCCTTAGGCCGGTTGATACTGCGCAGGAGGTCTACAGGAGTAACGAGCCTGTGACCGTGGGAGCAGGGCAAGCGGTGCAACTGTCCATCCACTATAACGAGCGGCCCGTGCTTGAGGCGACAGCGAGCCTCGAGGGCGCCACGAACACGGTGATACAGTCGGCCACCTACTACGGCTGGGGCGCTCAGATCGTGCTTCACAACCCAGGAGCGCAGGACGAGAACGTGACCCTCGTCATCTCCGGCAAGCCGCTGAAAGTGCTGAACCGCGAGAGGGCCGTCGCGCAGGACCCCGACAGCATTACGGAACTAAGTGTCCTGCGCTGGGAGGCTCCGGCGAACCCGCTGGTGCAGACCCGCGCCGTAGCGCAGCAGCTGGCCGACCTCGTCCTGGCCAGCGTCAAGGACCCCAGGCGTGACCTGGAACTGGACTGGCGCGGGAACCCGGCGCTGGAGCTGGGGGACCGCATCGCCAGCAAGGGTGGGGAATATCACGTGATACGAAACGAGTTAGACTGGGCGGGCGGGCTAAGAGCCCGCACGACGGGGAGGAGAGCGACGTGAGCACAACGCCAGAAGGGTATCAGACCCCAAAGGTTGACTGGCAGGCCGCTGATGCTGTGACCGCCCAGGATATCAACCGTATCGAAGGAAACATCAACGCCATCGAGACCGGAAGCCGCACCGTGGACCCGGGACAGGCGCCGGCAGGGGTGTCGGGTACACTCAGGCAGTTTTTGGACTGGATCGTTAACCGGATTAAGGCTATCCTGGGCACCACGAACTGGTACGATGCACCGCCAATCACGCTTCAGGAAACCGCCAACATCATTTTGGGCGGGATATCCCCATTCAAGAACTGGCAGATCTTCACCTCCTCGGGGACGTTTACCGTTCCTACTGGTATCACGCGGCTCTTTGTCGAGGTCGTGGGAGGTGGCGGGGGTGGCGCTGGCTCTGGGACTCTGTCCGGGAATGTTGGTGGAGGAGGCGGTGGGGGCGGTTACGCTGCGAGGCTCATAACGGGCTTGACTCCGGGAGCGGAAATCGCGGTGACTGTCGGCAGTGGCGGATCTGGTGGCAGCGGTGGCAATGGCACCACTGGCGGGACGTCCAGTTTCGGCGCCTACCTGTCGGCGACGGGCGGCGAACGAGGTTACAGGGGTAGTGACTACTCTGCAGGTGGAATGGGTGGAGCGGGATCTGGCGGGGACTTTAATGCAGCCGGTGATTGTGGAGCCTCGGTGGCCAGGAACTGCGGTTTCGGTGGAAGCGGAGGCGGCTCGGTCTACGGTGGAGGTGGAATAGGAGCTGCCGGTGATAGTGGAGGGACGTCTGGGCAGTTCTATGGCGGTGGCGGGGGAGGTTCGTGTTCGCCTGGCGGTGGGACAAGAAATGGTGGCAACGGCAGGGCTGGAGTCGTCATAGTGAGGTGGTAGGGATGAGATATGCACGCATAGAGGACGGTGTGGTGCGGGAGATCGGGGAATTCCCTTCGATTGAAGGACGCTTCCACCCGTCGCTCGTCTGGGTCAAGATCCCACAAGACCAGGAGGTCGGAGAGGGCTGGAGCTATCAATCGGGAGAATTCCTACCTCCTCCTGAACCGCAGGAACCTGAGCCCGGGCCACCCAGTCTGGAAGACCGCCTTGCCGCAGTGGAATCAGCCATCCTTGAGCTGGCCGGGATCTAGGAGGTGGAGACATGTACCAACTCCTACTCAACCTATGGATCATGAGGCGCATCACCGAAGAGCGACTCCAGGCCGCAGTGACAAAGCGATACATCAGCCAGGAGCAGGCTGACAACATAGTGGCCACCCCTCAGGTGGCCGGGTAGGTCCCAGTAACATACATGGTAGTCCGAAACGGCCCTTCGGGGCCTTTTCTATTGGAGGTGGTGCCGGTGGAGAAATGCTGCGCTGAGCACAGCGGGCTAGCTGCCACAGTAGGTAACTTGGTCCGCTGGCAGGAGAACCAGAACGGTTCTCTACGGGACCTCCGGAAGGAGGTTGCGTCGTTGAAGACCTGGATCATGACTACTCTGGCCACGGCGCTCCTCAGCGTGGCGCTGCTGGCATTCAACCTCCTGGGGAGGGGATAGGATGCGCCTTATCACGATTGTGAAGCCGGAGCACCTTGACCTGGCCGTACCTGTGCTGCAGAACGGCCAGTCCACTGCCAACCTCAGACAAATCATGGAGGGCTACTCGAAGTTTCAGCCTACATGGGTGAGGGCCTGTAACGTAGAATACCGGTCCGGCCCCAACGGGCCTGCCATTGGGATCTTGGCCGAGCGGGGCACGGTCCATTGGAAGACCCAGATTTCCTGGCCCGTGTTCTACGTGGACGCCAAGGGCAACGCGCTGATTGCCCCCAACGGCCATCAGGTACCCTTGCAGACAGCACGCCTCGCGTTCTCGGTTGCGCCCATGCTGGTACGGGACGGGCAGGTGCTGAATGTGGCCCAAGAGATAGCTCGTACCGAGGGGCTGGATGACTCGTTGCGCCCCGGGCAGGTGCTCCCCAGGGCGGCGATAGGCATAAGGCCGTCAGACGGTGCTGTTATCCATCTCGCGGATGACGGCGCCACCCTGGATGAGGTGGCTTCTACCATGCGGGTACTGGGCTGTACCCAGGCAGCCGCCCTGGACGGAGGGGGCTCGGTGGGGGTCGTTGACCGGCAGGGGAACATAGTCATGGGACAATCTGTTCGCCAGGTATGCTCGGCCCTTGTGTTTCGGGAGGTGGCTGAGACCCGGAAAGAGGAATCGCCTCTCATCGTGGCCCCCGCCGGCAATGCTCTAATCCGGTTGGGCCTCCGGTATTTCGAGGACTGGGAGCACGCCTGCCCTTGCTGCAATACCATTCTGGTCACGCGAGAGTCCGCTGAGGTCATGTACCGCCTGGATGAAATGAGGCACGAGTATGGCTCACCCATCGGGTGTGTGCCCCGTGACCGGTCTCTCGCCCGCGGGTTTGCCTGCGAGAAGCGCCTGGGTCACGAGGACGGCAGCCGCCATTATTCCCCCCACGGCGATGGCAGGGACATCGTAGCCCTCACAAGGCCCCAGACTACCCTGGAATCACTCGTCTTGAAGTACTTCCGGGAAGGAGGGATCGGAGTCTATGCATGGGGCTATCATGTAGATCTTGGCCCGAGAAGGCGCTGGGGAACAAAGTCACTACCCCTGTGAGGAGGGAGAAAGGCCTTGGAGGATTGGACAACCCTTGAACAGCTGGCCCAGTTCCCGGTCATGATAGCGCTTACATGGCTGTTGACACAATTCTTCTTCGGCCCCTTGATTGACTGGGCGGCGCTGAAGTGGAAGACACATGTCCACACGCGCTATGTTGTCTACCTGGTAGCCCTGGGTCTGATCGTGTTCCGTCTGTACGCCACTGGTGGATTGGCCCAGCAGGGGCCGGAGCTAGTTGTAACAGTAGTCCTGGCCGTGATCAACGCGGTTTCGGTGGCGCTGGCGGCCATGAAGGCACATGAGGCGCTACTTGAACCGAGATTGACTAGAGCACCCTAAACTAACAGGGACCGAATCTGGTGAAGCGGGGAGGCTCCTCCGGGGGCCTCCCCAAGATCCTAAGGAGGAATCAACATGCCCGGAATGACCGAAGGTTACCGTAACGCCATCGCCAACCACGGCGCGAGCCTCATAACCCATATCGGCCTGGTCGATAACACCGGCACCGAGCTGTCCGGTGGATCACCAGCCTATGCCCGCAAGCCCATCACCTGGACATCTGCCTCTGGTGGCATCATCCGGCCTAATGCCGACCTGACGTTTGACGTTCCAGCAGGCGCGAACGTCTCAGGCTGGCGCGGTTTCAGCGCCCTGACCGGTGGCACGAACTATGGCGGGGCTGATCTCACGCGGGAGGACTTCGCCGGACAGGGCCAGTACAAATTGCTGGCCGCCAGCACCGGAATCAAGCACGAGAACCCGGCGTAACAGGGATAGGAGGTCTTGGGCTTGAGGTTTGACGAGAGGACGAAAACCTACAGCAGCAAGGCCTCCGACCGGATATCGGTGGAGATTGGCGATTCCAAGCAGCCCGGGGAGTTCTATCCGCGGGCGAAACTCCTGGTTTGGGACAACGAATGCAATGTCAGCGTGGGGTTGATAACAGACAAAGCGACCCGGGACATGGCCATCGTGGAGGAACGGGATGGGCGGGTAGAGTGGAAGACGCCCGGCCTGGAGGCTCACTTCTACCCCATGGCGCCGGATCCCTGGAAACCCAACACCGAGGGTGGCCTTGAATGCGAGGTTGTACTGAAAGAGCCGCCGGCCAGCAATGTCCTGGGGTTTTCGTTGAATGTACCCAAGGGGCTGGTGTTTTATCGCCAGATCCCACCTCCGGCCCGAAAGGGCTCCTGGAGACCCGAATGTGCAGTGGGTTCCTACGCGGCCTACCATGCCAGCCGGACTAACGTCCACCATAACCGCGAGGATGCGGAGAGGTACCGCACAGGCAAAGCGTTCCACATCTACCGCCCCAAAATCCGCGATGCCGCAGGGCTAGAGTGTTGGGGTGAACTTCACATAGACACGGATGCGCGGCTGCTCACCGTGACCATAGACCCGGAGTGGCTGGCGAAAGCGGTTTACCCCGTGGTAGTTGACCCCACGTTTGGCTATACTCAGGTAGGAGTTTATGGGGAAGATCTCAGGTACTTTGCGGGCGGTTCATTATTCGCAGCGCCACAGATTGGTAATGCCCTCAGCATTACAGCCTACGCCTACATGGCTCCATGGTGGCTTTCGGCAGCACTGTACAACAGCGACCTGGGCCTGGTCACAGCTACGGAAACCCTGGACATAGTAACAATACTAGGGAGCGGTTGGTACACCTGCACGTTCCAGCCGTCCGCACCTATATCCGCCGAGGACTACTGGCTGCTGGTCCAGGCGGATGACAGCGGCAGGTCATTCAAGAGCCTCTATTATGATAGCGGCGGATGGAATGCCCTCCTCCTCTGGCATGAGGGGCTCGAGGAACCGTGGTGGCCGGAGGATGCTGAAGACATAGCTGATCCCTACATTGACGATGCAATATTCTCCATCTACTGCACCTACGAGGAGTCTGGTGGGATCCCTAGCGGTGGTTCTGAGGCTTCCGTTACGGTCATTGCTGAGGGCGCAAGTCGCAAGGTGGCGTTTGACGGTTCGGAAGTTACCACAGATATCCTCCCCGAAGGTCTGGGCGCAAAGGCGGCCCAAGGTGCATCTGAGGCATCTATAGCCGTCGACGTCGAGGGGGCCGGGGAAGCGGCCCCTCCGCTCGTGCAGGGTGGTTCTGAGGCTTCCATAGCTGTTGGCGCTGAGGGTTTGGGGTTAAAGCAGGCACGCGCCCCGCCTTCGGAGTCGCCCGTTGCGGTCTCCGGCGAGGGGTCAGGCTACAGGGTGGCCGCGGGCTCTGTGGAATCCGCCGTCTACGTGGACGGCGAAGGCCAGGGAGTTAAGCTTGACTCCGGCGGTGCGGAGCCTACCGTCATCATATCTGCTGAGGGACTGGGGCAGGCCCTGCATGAAGGTGGGTCTGAGGCCAGTGTCCCAGTTTCCGGTGTGGGGCTAGGTACTAAAACGGTCATTGGCGCCGGAGAGGTCTCCATGGTGGTGGCCGCTGAGGGGTCAGGCATCACGCTAGCCCAGGGCGGCAGCGAGGCCTCCCTGAGCGTAGCAGTTGAGGGCCAAGGTTCGGCCACTAAGCAGGGTAGTAGTGAGTCCAGAGTCAACGTTATGCCCGAGGGCCAAGGCTTCAAGACCGCCCAGTGGCACAGCGAAGCAGCTATTATCGCATTTCCGGAAGGGGCCGGGTCCAAGACTGCCTCTGGGGCCTCAGAGGCAGCCACCGGGGTATCCGCAGAGGGCGCGGGCTACCAGGTTGTCCCGGATTACGCTGAGGGCGGCAGCGAGGCTGTCATAGCAATATCAGCAGAGGGACATGGCCAGGCAACGCGGGTGGGTGACGATGAGGCAGCGGTTGCAGTGGCCCCGGATGGTGTAGGTGTTACCACCAAGCTGGGCGGCGCTGAGACCGGGCTCCTGTTGTCCGCAGAGAGCCAGGGTAGCGCCTTTCGGGCCGGGGGCAGCGAGGCCTCCACAGTCATCGCTCCTGAGGGTGGCGGCGAGCGGGTTGCCGAGATCCGAGAGGGCGGGTCAGAGGCCGCGGTTTGGGTCGTGGCTGAGGGACAAGGATACCGGATCGCCCAGGGCAGTTTTGAGGCCGTAGTGGCCATCGGGCCAGAGGGTGCCGGGTCCAAGGTAGTGGCAGAGACCGCTGAGGTCACTGTCCGCATTGCACCTGAGGGACGGGGCGAGAAGGCTGCGGCCCACGGCGCTGAGGCTAGTGTTATCGTTACCGCAGAGGGCACGGGGGAGGTAGTCTCCCCTCTCCAGTGGGCTGACTTCCGCGTCCGGGAGATCCCGCCCGAATTCACACTAGCCGAGATCCCCCGCGAATTCGCGCTGTCGGAGCAGGCCCACGACATGACGGTCACGGAGGCCTCGCCGGAGTTCAGGCTTGAGGAAATGCCACCGGAGTTTTACGTCCGGGAGGTGGAGAAACAGCGATGAGGACCTTTCACAAAGGCGAGAAGGACGACGTTGGAGTTGTTGTGTCCCGGACCTCCGGGGGCGAGTTTGCCCTCGAGTCTGCCACATACGAGGTGAGGGATAGAAGCGGCGAACCGGTGGAGTCCGGGGCCGCCACAACCGAGGTTACCTCAGACGGGGTCCGGGCGTTCTTCCGCCTGGACTCGAGCCAGGACAAGTACGCCGCGGAGGCCACCTATTGGGTGTACATCTGGGTGGTCATTGCGACGTTGGGCAAGCGCCTGGCCGGTGTGGTGGAGGTCAGGATAGCGAAGTAAACGGTGATTGAAATGAGCATGCCCTCCCTCCGGGGAGGGCTCCCTTCGTCTCTGGGCAAAGACTTGCTTTGAGCAAAACAGTCTATTCGGACAGAATGCTGCAAACTGAACAAGGAGACCTAGATTCCCAGAAGGATTCCCAATTGCGCGGTGTATGCAAGAAAGCCCGCCCAATAACGGCGAGCCTTGCTGGTCTTTATTTGGTGGAGCCGAGGGGGATCGAACCCCTGACCTCATGAATGCCATTTATCTTTAGAGCGCCCAGACGTTCTATGCATTCCGAAATGGCCTCTTCAGCCCATATTCATGAATACTGTTATTCTGATTCAATGAACCTCTTCCGGATCCCCAACCCTAGTTGGATTCCCAATTGGATTCCCAATGCGGCCGCCCGACAAGAGGTCATCAAGCGCACGGGCGGCCTCCGCCTGCAGGCTCGGGAGGACATGCGAGTACGTATCAAGCGTTGTGCGGATCCCGGAATGCCCCAGCCTCTCCGCTACTACCTTAGGGTGAACACCCATCTGAAGTAGCAGGGTCGCGTGGGTATGCCTGAGGTCGTGGAACGTTATGCGTGATACCCCTGCCCGTTTCACAATCCTCTCAAAGAGCCGGGTGAACGCTCGCGGGTCTGAAGGCCTTCCCTCGGGGGACGCAAAGACCAGTCCCTGGTCCTCATACGCTTCTTCAAACAGGGCCCTCTCCCCCATCTGCTCTTCTTGGTGCCGTTTGAGGGTTTCAATTACGTCATCAGACAGTGCCACCACACGGCGGCTGCCG